TTACGTTCAACGTGGTATGCATCTACTGCATTTGCACTTGTTCGTGAGCGCCAGGTAAAATCACAGGCAGTGCAGTGAACTAATCTCATTGTTGCCCAACGTCCACCATTAGGCGTATCAACAACTAGTGTCTCTAGCTTATTAGGACGAGCTGTGCAATGAGGACATTGAGGGTATCGTTGACGACGGGATTCCTGACCGTTCCATGAAACGCTAAGCGCGCGACGTATTTCACCTTCATCTTTTCCTCCCCAGATTCCCCAGATCTGCCGATGTTCTAGTGCCCACTTTAAACAGTCTTGTCGTGCAGGACATAAAAAGCAAAGGTTCTTTGCCTGATACTTTTCAGTAGGCTCAGTTGAAAAGAAGTAATCACGAAGCTTTTCATTTTGCGGTAGTGCGCATATCGCTTCTTTTTGCCAACTTAGATCTGTGGTTGCTCTGCTCAATTTACTGTAGCTCCACCCAGGTTGTTAAGATCGCGTAGTCTACAAGATCCCCTTGCGGAGTTTCTCTATCTTCATTGCAGACTGTCAAGTCTCTTTCGCCTGGGAGGTAGCCACAGTAGCCTTGCGTCACTGTTGCAGTGTCGATTGATCCGTATCCGTTGCCTAATGAAAATACTAAGCCTTCACGTTGAATTGCAGATGCAAGTGCACGACGAACAACCTCGTTTTCAATGTCTACGTGTGCATCGGTGTAGAATGTGTACGCAGGGGCGGTTTTAGGCTCATAGCCTTCACCTTCCCATATAGACCATAAGGACTGGCCTGCTCTTGAATCTCGCATGTATACATTGTATCTTGAGTCTCGCTCGTTTGCGCAGGAAACACCGGTATTTTTTAGACGTGAAGATATATGGACCCAGGCGTGAAAGTGTCTCTAATGACGACTGAGCGCGTCTTTACATGTCGTTAAAGGTGCCTAAGTATAGATTTCCGTTAACGTCAGGCCATAGATACTGGTAGTGCGGTGGGCGGTAGCCTGGATCCTCTGCCCAGCCAAACTGGCTATACCAGCTGTAGTCCTTACGTAAAAGTGACACACGATGCGTGGCTGCAACTTGTTCAAACTTATCTTTATCTGCCATCCAAGAAGGGAAGACTAGTTCTGGCGAGATTAACTTGCGCTCAACAGCAATATCAAAGGTGCCGTAGATCTTGCCAAGCATTGTAGACTTGTATCCGCGCTTACGCCACTCGAAGTATGTCGCCGCAAGATATGAAACTAAAACTGCCTCGTGCCCACGCCACATGTGCGCAACAGGATGATTAACCCAGCCTTTAGGGTCACGAAACTCACCTGCAGGATTAAGTTTAGTTAAAGCTAGTAGACACTGCCAGCCTTCTAGTGTTTGCTTGTGAAGGCGCTTGTTGTCAAGCTCAGCGGCAATGCGCTCGAACGAGTCGGTCTGTTGCATAAACGTTTGCATGTTGTGTGTCCTTTGTCATTTGGTAGATATATTATATCAGGTACCCTTGCTATACGGGTCGGTATCAAGATCGTCTAGGTTTAGAGGATCAACATCGTATTGAACCTCGTCTGGCTCCATGTTTGCATATATTCCTACTATCGTGATCTCTCCACAGGAGGCGCAGACGTTGATCTCACCTGTCTTTAGTTGATCTGGAACTGTCACAGCAGTTAGTTTAGATATTAAACTTCCGTCATCTCCAACAGACTCTGGCTCCCACTGCGTGTTCTCTTCAAGGTAACACTTCTCACACTGCGGGTAGGCTTTTGTCATTCGTAGCGCTTCTTTGCTGCGTGCCTTGAGAAGCCTTTATCAGTGTCTATAAGCCACTCGCGATCTCCGATTAGTTCACCCTGCGGTCCGTTAGGTTCCCCGCTCAGAGAGGCAACTACGGCGTCTCCTAGCCACTTGGCAGCATGCACTGGGACTGCCTTTCCCCACGTAGCTTGCATTGCGGAGTAGTCTTTAGCGCCTTCAATATCCCAGTCATCTGGTAAGCCTTGTATGCGTGCGCACTCGCGGTGAGTTAATAGTCGTGGCTCTGTTGGATGAACTACGTGGTCTAACGCAGAGCCGGTAAGCACATTACACCAATGATCTTCCTTCCAGCGATATGGCTGAGAAAAACCAAGCTTATATTTCTTACGTATGACACGCGCAGATATATCAACCCAACGTTGTGGAAACTTACCATCATTCATTTCAACGGCCTTCTTTATAGCTCCTCCAAGATCACCGTTTCCTGGCCATCCTTCGTTCCCGATGATGTCAAACACCTCTTGAATTCTTTGTGAGTGAATTGTGTCTTTGCCGATGTGACCGTTTACCTTGCCGTTTTTTGAGCGCAGAGACTTAGTAAACTTAGAGTGTTTTTCAATGTAAGGCTGTGCCTCCCACTGTTGTGGAAGGTGCGCAAGATCACCTATGATGTCCATGATCTTAGGAAACTCATTAGGCTCCGTTACTTGTGCGCCAAACTTTAGTCCTTTACGCACTGCTACCCAAAAGTAGCGTGGGCGATATGAAAAGCCACCAAGCTGGAGATTATTTTGCTTTACGTGGTATAAGTCATATTTCTTACCGGAGATCTCTTCTACCATAAGACGATACTTGTTCATCGTCTCTCTGCCTTGTGTATAGGCTTGTTGCACACACTCAAACACGATAATCTTTGGTGCAACTCGTCCTGCATATCTCATAAAGGCGCGTGTATGCTCATGTGCTGCAGAATCAGGGCCGCGATTTGCAGGACCAGACCAAACTGACCAACCAGAACATGGAGGACAGCCAACAACGGCATCAACCTTGTGGACTGGCCACTCGTTTACATCATCTGAGAAAAATGTGCTCCACTTGTTGCCTAGATGATGACGATTAACTTCTGCAACTGCGTTTCCAAAGTTAAGCGTGCCCGTGCGACTTGTCATTTCCATCCCAGCCTGCACAAGGCCTAAGCTCATAAAACCTGCAAGTCCGTTGCAGTCAGTAAAGGTTGGTGTAGTCATAAAGTATCTCCCGTAGTAGCCACGGAAGGACTGTATACTGGCTTTTAAGCTTAAGGCTGCTCTAGGGGAGCAGTTTTATTACTTTTTTCAGCCTCAAGCTGTCCTACCTCGTATCCACATCCTGCGTACCCTGCAATGTCAATCCATGTGTCAGGCTGAAAACCAGACTTTGAGCCGTAGCGAGCAAGTTTAAGCCCTACCATCATCATTGCAACATCCTCACGCGTAAAGTTGTAGTTAGTTATAACACTCCACACCTTTGCTATGCGTTCAAAGTTCTCTTCTGGCCCTCCGTATTGAACGTCACGCTCACCGGCAATAATTCTTGCTGCTTCGCGTAGCGCCTCAACGCGCGGTTTATTTTCCTGCGTCATAGTTTTTTACTCTTACTTTGCACTCAGATGTAAAAGATAAGTTCATCGGGTCTTCTTCTCCACAAAAAACAAAAATCTCTATGTCTACTTTTTCATCAACTTCTTCAATGCCTATGCCTAGATACTTAGCTATCCTCTCTTTTAACTTGTATTCTACCTCTGCGTGGCACTTTCCACTTATGGCAAACGTCACATTAGTTCTCATCACTTTATCCTTCTTTCTAATTTATATGGTGAATAGTGAACTCCGTCAAGAAACGGCTTCTTGTCGTCGTTTGAGCGAATAATAACATCTCCGCTTCTTATGGCAACTACTACGCCTCTGCGCCCGTTGTGCATTGTGCCCGTTGAGTCACTGAAGGCGTCGTTCATTACGCGCACCTCTTCACCGACTGTTAAGAACCCTGCCTGAACAGGAACCCAAACCTCGTCCTTTGGCGTGTCAACAAGCGAGTGGTTGAGTGCAAGTTTGCTAAACACCTCAACAGCAGACTTAGCATGCTCTGGTTTTAGCTCAAGCGTCTTCCACGTGTCTAGTAGCTCAAGGACAGCCTTGCCAACAACAACACGAACCTTTGCTGAGACAAACTGTTCTCTTGCCCATTCCTCATTTATGTCTGGCATCTTTCCCCTCCATTACTGGTCTGCACTTTGCGCAGACGTCTGGCGTCTTGCCAACGCCAACATCATCAATTGCTCTTGAGCACATCGCGCACTTGACACCGATGTCCTTTACCTTATAGCCATTTAACTGGCGTTGCTTGTTCTTTTCCATCTTTTCAAGGTAGAACTTGTTAAGCTGCTCATCTGTTCCTCCCGCCGCAACAATGATGTTCGCGACAAAGTGTAGAACGTCAACGGCTTCTTTAACAATTTCCTCTCGATCTGCATATGGCTTGTCATGCTGCCAAGGCTTCCACGAAATTGCCTGCCGCATCTCTGCAAGCTCATCATCGATGGCTAGCATGTTCCAACGCATGTACTCAACAAGACGGCGGATATTTGCGTCCTTATCGCCTTCCATCTCTTCGTAGTTAATGTAGTAGACGTCCTTTTGCAGGTCGCGTGTCTTCTTTAGCCAGCTATCAAACAGCATATACTGCTCCTTTTATGTTAAGTGTTTTTTCCAAGTTGTGCAGCGCTTCTTCCTTGCCTGGCGAGTTAGCTAGGTAAGCAAGAGTCTGAGTTCTGGACAAATCATACCTTTCCTGCGGTGTCATATCCTCAATTGTTGCTGCAAGATGTCTCCAAGAGTTGCCAATTGCAGATGTACTTGTCCAAAGTGACGCGATTGGCGTTGCAGTGTTCATTGCTTGGATATAACGATATGTCCACCAGGTTCTATCCTTGTGCGGAGATATAAGTGCGCCAATAGACTGCCTGATCTGCTCTTCAACCTGTGAGTCAGTCCAACCCTTATTCCACTTCATCGGCATGGCCGGATAATTTAATGTTGAAAGCTTTTTCTTTGTCCACGGTGAATCATGGTTGTCTGCAACCCACCGCGCAGTTCTATCTGTTACACCCTGCGTATTTTTCTCAATGATGTATGCGTCAAGGTTTACGCCGTGTAGTGATGCAGCAGCTCCTTCAGGTAGCTGGTCACTGGCACTTCGCTTTGTGTCCCAAGGTAGAACAGGGCACAGTGTAGTTGGCCATGTTTCATTTAGTAGAAACTCAACGACTGCGAGCATCTCGTTTGATCTTGCAACCGCAAGACGGTAACCCTTACGGTTCTTGTAGAACTCTTTTGTGAGGTTTCCGTTCCAGGTGCTAATTGATGTTAAACTCGATCTAATCTGCACAGGGTTAGGCGCGTCAATAAAAAACCTAAGCTTATCTGTGCCCTTAAGCAGATCGATAACGTGTAGTGCACCATACGCGTAATTTGCACTTAAACTTGTTAACGGAGAGATTCCAACAAGAACTGAGTCATAGTAGTCTAGGTGTTGAGCTTCCCACGTAATATCTGGCTCAAGCATAACAACTTGGTGTCCTGCGTCAGTAAGAACCTTGTCAACAAGACCTGCAAAAGACAGAGAGCGCTTGTTTGCGCTGGTTGACACCTGCGGTGCAGACATACCTGTGATAAGAACACGACTCATGCATCAGTACCGTCTGCGTTTAACTTAACGCCCTTATCCTCACGTAATGCGCGCGCGATGATACGTTCGCAATGATCCTTAAACTGGTCATACGTTCCGATGTAAGGGCGTAACGCATCAGCCTGTGCCTTTGCTGCTGCAACTAGCTCTGCATCTGACATCTTTTCAACGTCTGCAATTGTTAGCTTATAGGCATCACCTAAAGGATCACCTTCACCTTTGTCAGTGACAAGAATAGAACCAATGTGCGCTGCGTATAGGAAGCGACTACGCCACCAACCTGAACCAGCGTGCGGATATGGTGGAGAAAGAATACCCCAACGTGTGTTGTAGTACTCAAGTACTTCCTGCTCTGTATCAAGACGCTTTCCGCCAAGCTTACGAATAAGTTTACGGCTACCAATAATTTCAACTGGCCATTCTGGTTTCTTACGACCTAGCCATTCATCGTGTGGCATCAATGCGCCAAGCACCCACGCACGATTCTTTTCTGTTGACGGAGTTACTGCTGCAAGTGTATCGTTGACCACTACACTAGGGTCCAGTGCCTCAATAGGACCGACTTCCTTTGGCATACGTTTACGAACACTCGTGCGATCACCCCACGCATACATAGGGCAAACTGGAACCATACCAGCTTCCCAACGGCGGTCAATCATGTCTGTTGCTGCCTGCACTAAACGCTTTTCATAAGGCTGCACGTTTTCATCTGTGTCCATCATGTAGTAACGTTCAATGTAGCATTTCTTCGCCGCAACTGGGTCTAATACGCGGATACGTTCTAGCGCTTCCTCGATGTCTGCACGACTAAAGTACGTTGCGCCTTCTTCACCGCGATGCTCTGTCCCAACAAGCAGATGCTTATAAAGCATTGAAGGCTTTTTCATCATAGCGCGAGCGCCATTGAACACAGTATTAAACTGCCAATCATCAAAAAATCCAACCGCAGGCAAGCCTGAGGATAAAGTATAAAGTGCGCCCATAGCGCCTTGTCGTCCATTTAGCGAGTTCAACGGAGCAAGGTTAACCCAAGCAACATCGTATGAGGACAAATCCTCGCCAGGCGTTACCTTGCGCCAGTCAACTTCATGACCTAAATCTGTTAATGCCTTTACAATTAACGCAGGCACATCAATCTTTTGAATTGTGCGTCGTTCTGTGTTAATCTGTAATGCAGTAAAACCAGTCATTAAGATTTTCATACTACTCCTTAAATAATTGCTGGATCATTACCCATGCTTTTGCATGGGCAATGATACCAGACAATCGTTGTTAGAACGGTGCAGCAGGTGGTGCAGCAGGTGCTGGAACTGATGCAGCAGCAGCAGGTGCTGGTGCAGGAGCAGGCGCAGCGGCAGGCGCTGGTGCAGGGGCAGGTGCTGGCGCAGCTGCCGCTACAGGTGCAGCAGCTGATGCTGTTGCAGTGTAGTACATCTTGATTTCGTTCTTCTTAGAGCCGTTCCACGTGCGGGAACCAATCTGCGCGCGGAAGGTACGATTTTGCAGTGCTGCCTCAATAGCAGCGTTGCTTGGTGAAGTTGCGAAGTACTCACGGCCAAGGCCTAGAGCTGCCATCTTACGGAAGAACATTCCGAGTGCTGCAGGACTGTCTGGTGTAACAACAAGGTTATCCCAAACACGACGCTTAGCGTGCGCGCCACCTGTAACTTGCGCTGTTATCGCAAACATTGTCTTACCAGATTGTGCAACCTTTGCAGTTGCTTCTATTACGATTAAATCGTAGTCTCCATCGGGAAGCGGCTCAAAATTACCACCACCGACATCTCCAGCGTCCTTTACAAGGTCGCCCCAGTTGAGTGAACTCACGGTTATCCTTTCAATAGTGCGCTAACCAATTTGGTTAGGACGCGGCTTTCTTTGCTTTGGCTTCTGTCTTTTCGCCAAAAATCATGTCTAACATACGCTCGATGCCAAGGTCTTGTTGTTCAACAATTTTACCAAGGCGTCCTTGAACACGCTCACCAGCTTCAAACTCGTCTGTTCGTTCGACGTACATACGGCGAACTTTATACGGAGCTTGTAGTGGATCCGGGTTAGGAAAAGTCTCGACGTTGATTGCGCCAAGAATGTCGTAAAAGTATGGTGCCTGAATAGCAAGTTGACCCTGTAAGTACGGACGCATACGCCCATCCTGTCCTGGTCGTGCCATAGCAGTAAGCACAACAGCTTCTAACGGTTGCGTTGGGTGCATTGTAAGGTCACGTAGGTCACGCAAAAGCGCACCCATGTGACGAAGCAACTCGCCCCACTGTTGCATCTTCATCTGCTCTGTACCTGCAATTGAATCCATGCACTTCACTTGAAGCTCAGAGATAGAATCAATGATAAGAGATTTGAACTGATGCTTTCCAGTTTGTAGCCACTGGAATGTTTTGATAACAACGTCGTAGTCACGAACATTTACTACGACAGTGTCCCATGTGCCATCTGCGACTGGTGGTTCTTCGCGCAGAGGGTCCCAGTACCTTACGGTGATAGGTAGGAATCGGTGCCCACCTTCAACGTCGAGCATGAGACGAGGATAGGGTGCAGTTACGGCAAAAGTTGATTTACCAACCTTTGACTCACCATACACCATGATAGTCAGCGAACGCTGTACTTCATTTGACATACGTCACTCACTTCCTTTCTTCTCTTCGATGTGGTAATACCCGTATGGATCGGATGATTCATACGCCTCGCTAAGTGCTTGTTCGGCGGCGCTTCCGTCGTCAAACATTGGACATATAGCGAAAAATTGACATTTCCATTTGCAATCACGACTTGGTCGTGGATACGCAACAAGCTGATGAGATGACCCATCATCTAAGGCTTGACGCACGTTAAGCATATCAGATAGTGTTCCGTGAATACGTTGCCAGAAGTTACGTAACGCAAAAACATTGTGTCGAACTTCCATCTGCTCATAGAACGGCGGACGCGCATTTGCGCTACGCTTAACCTTCTTTAGCATTGTAAAGATTCCGCCTTCAGAACGTTCACCTTCTTTGTTCTGTGCAGTCTCAAGCATCATATACGTAAGGATCTGCTCATTCATGTGCGCCATTGCTGCAAAGTCTGTGAACGAGCCTCCAACAGTCTTAAAGTCACGGAACATGCGCACACCGTCAGCCTTACGACGAACACGCATATCAATCTTGCCTTGAAGAATAACCTTGCCATCAAACAACGGCATCTCGATAATTTCTTCTGTAGAGATCATTTCTAGCTCAGCGTCAATTCCATTTTCTTCAATCCAATCAAGATAGCCTTCGAGCATGATGCGACCAAGCTCTGCTTCAGAGTCAAGATCATATGTATCACGCATCTGTGCCTCTAGCTCAGATTTATCTTTTTCAATCAACGCGGCATGAGCCTCAAGAAGTGGTATACCTTTTGAGTAGTAGTCATCAAGCGCCTGGTGAATGCGAGAACCAAGAGCTAACGCACCAGTCTTTGACTCTGTGCGTGGACGTAAACGACGGTAGTAGCTTAGCCACCACTTACGTCGACAATCCTTAAATGTTTGGATCTCTGAGTTTGATATGCGTATCGGTTCTACTACGCTCATAGCTTTCCTGCCTTGTCGTCTTTAAGTAGTGATAATAATTGTGCCTTATCGCGAACGATTTGCTCAAAGTTATCAGCCTTGGTTTCAAGGACTTGAATTACGCGTTCCTCAATAGTTCCTTCAGTAACATAGTCACTAATGATAATTGAGTCATGAATCTCAGAACCAATGCGGTGCACACGGTCAAGAGCTTGCTTGTGGTCAACAAGTGACCAAGGGCGCTGCAGCATGATTAAACGACGTGCTGCAGTTAGCGTGATTCCAACACCACCAGCCTGCGCTGTAAAAAGTATCCACTTGATCTTGCCAGCCTGAAAATCATCAACCGCTTGTTGACGTTCATCCTCAGACTGAGCACCAGTGATGAGACCATGTGGAATTTTTTCCTTAGTCATTTCTGCACTAAGTAAATCTATAAGTTGGCGTGATACCGCGCATACTGCAACTGAGTCATCACCAAAGTCGCCATTCTTAATATCATCCATAACTGCATCAACCTTGCATGATGGGCCAATAAGTGTTACCTTGCTCTCGCCTGTTGTCTCATCAACGCTCATCTCAGCAAAAGAGCTTGCAAACTGCAGCAACCTTATTGTTTGTGTTAAAGGACTAGGCGCTGTAACTGACTCACCGTCCTCGAGCTCAGCAATCATAAGATCACGCATTTGGTCGTAAGCTTTCTTTTGCTTAGTGGACATCTCTACGTCCTTGCGCTCAAACATCATCTCTGGTAGCCAAGGAAGAACCTTCTGCTTAAGCATACGACGCATGCGTGGATTTATCGCGGCGTAGAACTCTTGTTCCATGTGAGGCTTTACACCTAGAACCATCATTCCGCCAAAAGCATTCATCATCGTGTTAATCATGCGGTCAATCCAACGTGTCTTACTTGGCCATTCATCTGGTGATAACCAGTGCAATATAGACCACATGTCTAACACGTTATTAGCGATAGGTGTACCTGTAAGCGCAAAGCGAATATCAGCATCACCTGTTGCTGCCCAAAGAGCACGAGTTTGTTTTGACTTAGGTTCCTTAGATCTGTGAATCTCATCGGCGATTACTGCCTTAAAGTCAATTGTGTTTAGTTCACGCAGGTGAACCTCGCAACGATTCTCTGAGACCCTATCATCGTGCCCTCCGCACTCTGGGCACTTTGCAAGTGCAATTGAGCCGTAGCCAGAAAGACGAGAATGCGAGCGCAGTGATTCCCAGTTGATAACATACACGTCTGCCGATTCTTCAAAGATCTTACGACGTTGAGTTGCAGAACCTTTAATAACTTCTACATCAACTCCAGGCCACCAGCGTTCAAACTCACGCTTCCAGTTTTTCTTCAATGTATTAGGGCAAACGATTAAAGCAGGGAATACGTCTTCACCGCGATCTTGTAGTTCCTTAAGTGCACGGATTGCCTGCGCTGTCTTGCCAAGTCCAGGTTCATCTGCAAGCAGCGCACGTCGGGCTACTGCTAGAAACTTTACGCCAGCTCGCTGGTGCGGGAATAGATCCTCATTAAATCCGTCTTCTATAACTTCCAGTTCACGAAGCTGATTTGCAGGGGTGATACGTGTTGAAACTTCTTGCCCTGCCCACTCGGTCAACCTTGGGCCAATTACAAGATCATCGCGAAACGTTGAGCGCAAGGCTAGGCAGGTTGCCCAGGATGTAGGCACGCGCCATTGCTGCTCTTTAGGATCCCACTTGGAACCAGGAATACTTTTACATAACTCCTTAAAGCGCCACTCTGTATGGATAATCACGTTCTTGCCCGATTCATCGAGCTCTACGTTTACTGGCACCTATTAGTCCTCTCGTCGTTACGTAATACATACTATCAGGATTTGCACTTTTGTAAATACTATTTATGCTTAGTATCTATGGAAATAATATATCACGTCTTACTGTAATAAGCGCACTGGCTTCCATCCTGTTTTTACAAG